TGGATAAGACCTTGAGGACTTGACCGGTTGTTCCAGCCGAAGCGGTGGAATCGTAGATTTTATTCTGGAAGGTGGCATCGCCTGTGACGGTTAGGTTATTACAAGTGATATTCCCCGCACCACCGGCATACGTTCCGTCAATCCATACGTCAAAGAGTTTGAGATCCACTTCTCCGGTTAGACCCGGCAAGGAAACTCCATCTTCATAGATCGTTCCACCACCGCCTCTTGTGATCGTTACTTTGACGAGGATATTGCCCATCGTAGGTGTGAGCGATCCAAGTGCCATTGAGAGGGTTTGAGGTGCAGTAGGAATACTTGCTGCGGTGTCTGTTCCGAGTGTTGTCCACGAAGATCCATTGTTGGTTGAAAACTCGTATTTAACGCTAGAGGTCTTAGACGATGATCCGCTTGTTGCAGAAGATTCTCCGTCTTGTAAAATCGCATAAGATCGAGAGACATTGATCGTTGCCGCAGTCCATGTTTGCGTTTTAGAAGCCCAAGTCGTGAGACTGAAGATATCGACTCGGTTGTTGGTTCTTGCTTCTTGTGCTGCATACCATTGTCCAAAGGTCGTAGCGTGGTTGGTATCCACGTCATAAGCCTTAGCCGAATCAGTAACCGTAGGGGGGTTGGCAGAATATGAGGGAGAGATTACAGAGGGTCTAAGGGTTTCTAATTGATCTGCACCGCCAGAGGTGAAGGCGGGTTGAGGAATCCAAGTACCGTCCGCAGCTAGTATTCTCTGACCGCTATTAGTTCCTAAATTGGTCGTTGCGGGTGCAGCACCAGAGATCGTTCCGCTAAAGGGGGCAACGGATTCTTGAATAGGCTTTTCTCTAGGGACGTATGTTGTAGCAGCAGAAGTTGATACCCAAATGGTTTTAGTCATGATTTAGCCTTTGTAGTAAACCGCACGAACCGCAGCATTAAGAGTTGAAATGTTACCTTTGTAAGAAGTCGCTTTGATCCATACTCTCGCATCGCCTTCGACTGAAATCGGTGGGAATAAATAGGTATCTTCGTTATCAGGATCGCTTCCCTCAAATACGATTACATCAAAATGATCGGGGTCTGGTGCATTGGCGGGAAACTCCCACGCCACTCTGATTTTGGTGGAGGATAGCAAGACCGTTCCTGTTCCGACACCACTTGGAACGGATATGCCTACTCCCGAATCATCTTCTAAATACTGAGCCATATTACACCGTTGATATCGTTACGTTATAAGGTTGAGGTAAGTTTTGCGTTGGGATGGCTACGGTATAGGGACTAACGTCATCTAATGATTGTGTAACCGTACCGAAAACATTGGTCGAGCAAAACTTCAGATATACCGTTTGACCGATCAATTCTGACGGAACAAGCCACTTGAATATCGCATCGTCTAATCGAATGAATTGCGATCCTATTGCGTGAGATTGAATGGTCGTGCCATATACTCCACGAAGGTTATTGACCACATTTGAAGCATTGGCTAGTTTATAGGTATTCGTTCCGGTCAATTCTGCGTATTGATAGGCGATCAATTCAACACCCGAATCAACAGAAGTCTGAATGACCGATAATGTACCGTAGGCATTAAGATCATCGACTGATGAAGCCGAGCTTAATTCGCCTTGCGAGGTTGCCATGTTTAGATTGATGATATTGGTCGTATCCGATATGGTTGATGACGTTGGTAATACATTCGTGGTCGTGCCATATCGTGCTTTGTTGGTAATGTTGCCGATCATCAGGTATTCACCATCGGATTCAGTTGCTACATAGACGATTGCCCCGCCCCAATACTGATTAGTAGAGCTGACCGCAATCCACAATTCTTGACCGCTGGGGGTAAGGAAATAGGGCGGATTGTAGAAGAATGGGGTTGCCACGTTGCCGGGATCGGCTGCGTAATTGGTGCCTGTGCCTGAGCCTGATCCGGTGGTGTAAAGAGCTGGTGAGGAAGCCCCTAATGGGAAATCCTCAGCCTCAATGGTGAGTAGTCCTTGATCGTTCTCGCTGATCGAGGTAATGCGAACGGTCTTTTGATTAAAGCCTAAATTAGAATCGGTGATGTTTACCAAGTCCATCGGCTCTAATAAACAATATCTCCACCCTAAGACGAATTGATACTTGTTCACAATGGACAGATTCTTCTGCAAGATCAGTTGAGCCACCATCTGTGCGGTGTCTTTATTGGTGATGAAGTGCATCTTAACGGTGTCTTTCTTCCTAAGCCCGAATTGCTCAATATCGGCATCGTCTTTCACTTCAACGATTGAGGGATTATATTGCTTAGTAGAATCCACATATTCAATGGAGATCTGATTGTAGGTATCGTTTCGAGGTTTGCGTATGACTTTGATCGGATCTTCATTCTTTTTAGACATAAAGTCGTTATCGGTCAGCGAATAAATCGGTGTGGTATTGGCGGTAAAACTGATACCAGCAAAGGGAGATGTTGCACTTATGTTCGTGTCACCATAAGGTTTGATCTTCAGGTAGCCTTCTGACCAAACAAACGCACCATTCGCAGCCATAATGATTTCGTTGATAATCTCAGCGGTGGGGCGTTGCTCTTTTAATAAGGGGCTAAATAGCATACGTTGATTATTGGATGCTGATTTCATCGCTACGCAGTAATTCCAGAAGGTCGTTGATCCAGCGGTATCCACGCTCGGATCTAATCGTGTAAACCCAATTCCAAACTGACTGCTCGTCAATAGTTCTTTTACAATCGTGACCGGATGAGCGTCATAGTATGAATTACCTGTGGAATAAGGATTTAGACCGGTCACTACGATTGAGAAGTTCGGCAATCCTGTATTTGAACCGAGATTGTAGTTCGCATTAGACATATAGGCAATCTTGGGATACGTTCTCGCTTGAGCCGGAAAGGATGTAGTCATATACGACCAAGCAGATGTTTGACCACCCTTGAAGTTTAGTTGCCAATTTCCGGGTTTGACCGCTAAATCAATCGGATCATCTTTATCTTTGCGAATGGAATCAAAGGATGTAATCGTGCCTTCACAGATTCCAAGAAGCGGTGTAACGGTATAGGTATAAGAGATGGTAGGCGGCCCACCATTTCCAAAGGAAGATCCGCTTTGCGGTGGCGATACGACTTGGATAGCCTTGAAGCCGACCAGCTGAATCAGATTAGGTGAAGTCTGGTTCTTGCCGAATAAAATGGGTACAGGTAAACCGTACGCTGAGGTTTGTATCTGAAGCCCAGCCGCAGCGGTGACTTGATTAGCATTAGGAGTTGATGGCGGAGAGAATAGACCTGACATTATGCACCCCAGAAAGTATAGAAGCCATGCAATCGGTTTCGTAAAGCACCATCGGTCATATCGTCCAACATCACTCCGACCCCACCCATCGCATGAATGACGTTAGGGTAATCAATTAAGATCGCTGAGTGGGAGACAAGGCGACCAAACTTGAATAAAGCCACATCACCGGGCTTAGGAGTTTCGGTGGGTGTTGTATATTTTAGAATTGTATTGATGTATTTCTCAGATCCACGATGCAGATTCCATTGTTTGTTATACTCTGGAATCTCAATCTTTTCTGGTAAGACTCCAGCGGTCTGATAGACGCTGAGTAAGATTAAGGCACAATCTACCCCGACCCCTTTGATCATCGCTTGGTGATGATAGGGAGTACCGATCCACGAGAGGGCTTCTTTGACTACGAGATCTCTTTGCTCTTGTTCGGTCATTGGGCGTCCTCGTTTCTGGGGATAAAATCGAATCCCCTAAACTTGGCGGTGTTGGAATACTTGGTGCAGCCACCGGCATAGGTCTTATCACATCCGGGAAAAATATCAAAAGTGTCCCCAGAGGTAGGCAGATAAGGAAGTGGATAATAAAGCGTCAGGGTAACGGTGGACGTGCCGGTTTGCGTTTTGATAGATCGCTTGACACCATTGTTTGCACCCGAAGTGCAAGTGATGTAACCAAGATCGTAGTAATTGGCAGTCGGTGTAGCCGATAGGGTAGCGTCAAAGACGGTGCTGGAGGTAACCGTTCCCATCGTTCCGGTCTTTAGATAGGTGGCTTTGTTCAGTCCGCAGTTGTTATCGAATAAGGTATTGACGCACGTTGGCTGATACAAGTTTCTCGGCTGAGGTAGGTTTAACTTTTCAAGCTCTGATTTCACTTTGAGTTTGATTTCGTATCGTGACGGATTAGCGGCTGAGACATTACCCTCGAACATCCATACTTTATAGTCAGCGGTATAAGCACCATAACAATTTAGTAAGCGTTCTACTTTGATCTGAGCATTGTCAAAATACCCATTCACGCATGACTGATAGAGCGTGTGATTATTGATTAAATTAGACCCAATATCGAATATGGTAAAGTCCATTTCATCGACTTGCAAACCAATATGGATCTTGGTATTAGATCGCTTGAATTGATACGTATTATGCGAGTAGGTATATCCACCAAGCGTAATATCCACGTCCGCATCGGTTAAACGAATGATTGACCCAGCAACAGGAGTAATCGTTACAAGGTCGCACATAGTGTAAACCGAATTATTCAGAAGATAATTATTCAGCGTGGCGTTGGTCGTTTTCATTTTACGATTTCACCGTTATTAGATTGATTGTATTTGCTTCCCATATTCCATTGAGCATTCGCTTGAAGTCATAGGATTCTTTCTCTAGGCGGACGTTGTAGTAATACGAGCCTGTCCAAGAAATGATTTGACTAGCGGTGGGGATATTGCCAGAGGTGAAAGTAACGAGTCCATTCGATATGTTGTAATGCGTTCCGGCAGTCTTGAGGGTTGAATCTACGAAGATGGCTGGGGTTGAGTTAGTCACAAATACAGGTTCATATCCATCGCCGATTGTGGGGAAGTAACTACGTGAAGCCGCAGCGGGTAGAGAGGCAGAAGGCACTAAGGTTCGTTGCAGCTGAAAGGCAGTTGTTGTTCCGTTTCCCACCCCGATTGGCATAGAGGTCGTTGAGGTCGGAGAGGCTAAAGTACCAACAAAATAATCATCAGGCATCTCGAAATAGAAGGTGTCGTAATTGGCTGCCATACGAGCAAGGAAGCCGACTAGGGTTTCCCATTCGTTTTGGCTGGATTTCCAATAAGACGCAGATCTCAGGAAGTTAAACGAAAGGCTTATCTTGTAACGTGGATAAGACCAAAATGCAGCTCTAAGTTCTAAGCCATTAGATGATTGCTGGACTTCGGTTGAATAGATCGGTGATCTCTGGATATCAATATCAAGACCCGATAGAGAGGGGAATACTAGACTGCTCATGCGAATTGACTCCCATTTCTAAGTGCAAGTTTGTGGGCTGAGAAAACAGATGAGGCATTGGCTTTGAGGTATGAATCAAAACTAGAAGCGTCCATCGCCTGAATGTTATAGGTGACTGATCCACTAGCGGCTGAAGCCTGACCGGTTGCGACTATGTTGCGTATGCCTTCAGCGAGGGGCTGCGGAAGCACCATTTCGCCCTTATGGAGTTGAGCCATCTGCCCATCCATTTCAACATTGGCATATCCGCCTTTGGCTGATTTGACATTACCTAACAGAGCGTAGATCGCAGCACCGATGATTGCCCCAATCGCAATAGCAGCAATCGGATTCTTGGAAGCCCACGCAGCGATGGCAGACGCAGTACCTTTGGCGGCATCATTTGTAATTGAGTGGGTGGTCTCAGTAGTTTTACTAGTCATTGATACCGCAGAAGCCTTTATATTTGCAGCGGTTGTAAGTGCTGCGGTCTTTAATCCGGTTACGATCTTAAGTGCTTCTGCCTTAATCCAATCTTCTACCATCTGCCAGATGATCTTATCAAAGATATTACCGATGCCTTTCCAAATGTTAGCCATCGCCTCACTAAAGGACATCGTGCCAGAGAGGATTCCGTCTAAGGATTGCTGGAAGGACGAGACGAGCATAGATTGCAGTTCCTCAAGACGACCTTTCTCTTTCTGCATGGCTTCTTGTTCCAAAGCCTCTTTGGTGAGTCGTGCTTGTAGAGCCTGAGTTGCCTTTTCGTTTTCAAGATTTTGCAAGGCGACTGCGTTTCCTTTGGCGAGTTCAAGCATCTTATCGAGATAGGTCTGCTCGGCTACCAAGTCGGCATCGTGCAATTCTTTCTTTTTGGCAAGGAATTGTTCTAGGCTGATCTGTTGCTTATCAAAATTGCCTTTCGCTTGAGCCAATGTGAAAGCATTGTTCTGCTGGGCGACTGTTAATTCTTGTTTAGCCGCTGCTTGATCTAGGGCTAATTGTTCTTGAATACCCTCTTGTCTCAATGCGGATAGATCTTTATTTATTTTGGCTTTATATTTAAGCCTATCTTCATCGGTCATTCTCAAATTAGCAAGATTACGAAGTTCTAATTCTAATTGTTTTTTAAGTTCGTCCCTCATCCAAGTTGTTCGACCCGCATAAATACTTTTGATTCGATTAGATTCTGCTTCTAGCAGTTGGGTACGTTCCTCTAGGTTTTTCTTAGATTCCTCATCGGTTGCCGGTATAGCACCACCAGCATCTTCATCTACTTGTTTAGGGGCTGAGACCTTTGGTGCTTTACCAGAGAGCATACTGCCCATCTTTTTGCCGGTCTCAATATATTTTTTAATGTATGTATCTATTGCACCACCGGCTTTGTAATAATTTGCTACCGTCTCATCAGCATATTTTTTAGTGGCGGTTGCAGCTACGTTCCATGCTTCTGCAAACTTACCGACCAACGCTAGAGACACCGCTTCTATCAAGCTGACAATTAGACGGAATGTATCCGCTAGGAAATCAAAGGCTGCGGTGAGTATTTGTACCGCAGAGATAACACCTTGAATAGTTACGATCAAAGAGCCATATAAAATGACCACAATTTTGCCAATAATTTTACCAAGTTCTTTTGCATCTTCTTTATTGCCTGAAAGACCCTCGCTGAAGTCAGCGATCACCGGCATTAACTGATCGCCTAATGCTAACTTGAAGTCTCGTATCGTATCGCTTCCAGCCTCTTGTGCTTTCTTGAAGGCATAGACTTGTTCGACCTGTTCCTTCGTGACTTCTTCGTTGCCTCGTACTTGCTCAGTAACCTTTGCTAATTCGTCTCTGGTGAGTCGCAACAATCCAAGACTTTGGAGATAGGATTTACCAAAGGCTTCTTGCAGCATTTGATTTCGTTTTGTGCCATCCTCCATTTGTTGTGCTTTGGTGATGACCGACATAATCGCATCAGCATAGTTGTTGATCGTGTCTTTTGATCCGGTTAAGTGATTGACAAAATCCTGTAAGGATTTGCCTGATGAATTAACCTTAATTCCTAAAGCCCTCGCCGAGTTAGCCAAGACATCGCTGGACATTCCAAGATCATCAAGGGCTTCTTTTAATGCAGTTGCCTCTAGAAGTGTAGTCCCTAAAGCTTTGGATAATCTATTGATCTCTAAGCGATAATTGATGGATTCGTCAATCGCAGATTTGAAAGCAGCACCACCCGCAAGGACTGCGGTGATCGCTAACATCACTTGATTCACTCGATTAAAAGCATTAGACACGCTATTGAAAGCGGTGTTCATTTGCTTGGTCGATGCCGAGACCTGAGCCGCAGCCGCCTTAAGCGGTGCGGTCAGTTTATCAAGGAGGGTTAATTCAGCTTGTACATTATTTTTTGCCATTGAAAGCCCTTACAATGTTTTCGATTTCGTTTTCGGTAGGTTGAACCTTGACTTGGCTTTTCTTGTTCTTGTATCCCATGAAGTTTTTAAGTAGAACATGAGTGGGTGGATTCTCGACCCAATAAGCAACGAGCTGAGTAGAATCTGGGTATGAGATTTCATCAATCTCAGAATACGTCCAGCCGGTGCTAGTAATGATAAGTCCATAGATTTCACCGAGTGCTTCTTCTAAGGACTTACCGCTTCCCCCGATGATTCGCTTTTCTTAATGCCTGAAACACCCAAGACTGCCTCAAAGATTTCCTTGAGGTTGCCGAGATCGATCATCTCTAGCAATTCGTCTTGAGTGATTTCAGGATAGTTGCGATTGACTGAAGCTAGGACGATTGACGCTATAGCCTCCGTCTGTTCTTCGTTGGGGACTGAATCGATGTTTGATAACGCATTGATTTTATTACCGATTCGTTTAAGAGAGCCGAGAGTGAGGGGGGGAAGTGTGTAATCCCGACCCCCCATTGATACTTTCACACCTGAAAGTAAAGCCATATTGTCAAACCTTTCCTAAGTAGTTGGTTAATTATTCCGTAGTGTAAACAGAGATTACGTTGCCAGAGGCATCCGAGAAGCCCATGAAGTCGAGCGATTCCTCGCTGAAATCCTCATTGGGCATTGAGAAACTGTATTTGCCGAGTGTGGCAGCATACAATTTAACTCCGACATTCTTGCCCTTGTAAGTATTCCAAAGCGAAATCTGATACGTTGTGCCTGATCCCATCAGTTGATTGGTCAGGGTTACGGTGCTTTGTCCAGCAGTCGTGTTCGTGTATGAATAACTAATCTGAACAGAGTGAGAAGCATCGGCTGCAGCGAACGTATAGACACCCGCAGCGGCTGAGTATTGACCGGTGCTTGGGCTAGAAGTAACACGAGTCATAAACTTAGATGCGGTTACGTCATAAACCCCTAAATCCGACCAGCCGGTTGTGTTGGCAACGGTGATCGTGTAAGCAGAAGTGGCTGGGACGGTGCCGGTTTCGTTATTAGAACCGATGGTGCTTCCAGCAGTTGTCTGAGTTCCGCCTAAGATCGCATTGATTAAGCGTCCAGATATCTGTGCGAATGAGGCAGATCCTTCGATTTTGCCACCCGCACGAGCGATATCGACCGGGAAGGTATAAGAGCCTCGCAGCTCTTTAGTGTCGAAGCTGATATCTAACGATACGTCTTTAAGCACACCGACCTGAGTCGCTTGTGCGGGGCTGCTTGAATCTACCAAGTACAGACCGCCTGTTCCGAAATTATATTGAGCCATAAAGCCCTCCTAAGTTAGTTAATGAGTTCCGAAAGAGAGGCTTTTAAGGCTTCTTTGGATTTTTGAAAGTGATTGTAGAGTTGCGTTTCAATTCCTTTGTTATGAAAAGTATTAGAGAACCATACTTCTATTTTATCATTAAGAAGTTCTGCTTTTTTGCTTTGCTTCTTTGGTTGGATTTCGTCCACTTCGATTTTCTTGATTTCATCATTCATATATTCCTCCTAGCCTGTGGCTACGATCTCGAACGGTATGACTGCGACTGCTTGTTGCCCCAGCATCCCTTCGTCTGTTTGAATAGTTCCTGTAATCCAACAATGGGAACATCTCCCATTGAGGGTTGTTAAAAAGTCTGATGGTGAATCTTGATACTGAGCGTTGGGGATAGCCGATTCTGTGGCAGTACGCTCAAATGCACCTTCGACAAGGGTAATTAGTTGGTTCAGTTGAACGCTAGGGGCTATGTGCGGATCTTGATCGTTGCGACAATACAGGTATATCGTGCCTCCAAGTGTCCATTTAGGGGGGAATCCTCGTACATTTTCAACGGATTCAGAGCCTTTGGTCATGATTAGGGCGGGTTGCTGAGAGGCTTCTAGGTCGTCATAGGTCTTAAACTGCCTAGAGGTGTACATAAAGCCGCCAATCCCAACGAGTCGCTGGTATAGAGCATCGAATAAAGCCTCACGATTGAGTGCCATTAGAACGCCCCTATCGCAGCTTGTAGCCGATTGATATATTCTTGTTTGCGTTCCTCTAGTGCGTCTGCCAGATAGGGTCTAGCCTTGAGGGTCAGCACATAAGGCTTGGTGGGTTTGCCTAGTTTAGAGGTTCTCTGGACTGTACCGCTGAATCCCTCATGGTGTATCTTCCCATAAAAGGGTAGCGTTCCCACTAATACAGTCATTTGCACAGGCGTCTCAAAGTATTGCACATTGGTGGATGATCTCAATGCACCGCTTACGACTTTGAGGTACTGTCCGGTTCTATCGGTTAGATACTTTCTTTGGACATTTGATTTGAGATCCTGACCGATACGCATCATCTCTTTTTTTATATCTTTTTTGACTTCAGGAGGCATCAATAAGAGATTCCTACGAAGTTCTATATGACCTTTCAGAGTGGCTACGATCATATCGGCATCACTCTGGTGTATTCTTGCAGCGTTCTTATTGCGTCTTTAGGTGCTGATTCCATCGAGAAGGTGATATTCTCACCGCCCACGTTCTTGTTAGCCTGAGCAATACGATCTTTCTCACGATACCGCCAAGAAGTGATCTCGATAGCCGCTTGTTCTAAGTCGTAAGGTATCGTTGCGTACCCAGCAACATAAGTAATCACCACATTGGCATAGCCGGTGGTGAAAGTTAATCCCCCACGCAGATACAGGAATCCTCCGTTCTCGACCCACCCAGCGACATTAGCAGCG